GAAGGATAAAAACGTGGTTGAGTTCTCTGTCGTTGAGTTGGTTGATGAAATTGTCAAGGCGGGTGATGGTTGGCACGTAAACCACGCTCACAAATGCTATCCGCCATTGAAAGATGGCAAATATAAAAAGGTGGTATCGGTTACGGATGATGTGCGAACCGCCGTTTTACTTAAACGAGAGGAATAATATGCCTGTAAAAATACACAATAAAGAATATCATACCGTTGCGGAACGGATACATCTGCTGAACGGTTTTCTCCAGAAGCAAGAAAAAGAATATTCGCTAAACACCGAATTGATTAGTTGGGAGAATGGTGTGGTAATTATGAAGGCGACTTTAACGATAATTAACGGCGAATCTGTTTCAACCTACACCGGCCATGCTTACGAAAAAGAAGACTCGAGCCAGATTAATAAAACATCTGCTCTGGAAAACTGCGAAACATCAGCCATTGGCCGCGCCTTAAGTGCTGCCGGATATGGTGGCGGGAATGAATATGCTTCTGCCAATGAAGTCGAAAACGCGATCCATAAGCAAAAGCCAAAACATTTAAAACCATTAATGACCGGTCCCCAGGAAAAGAAAATCCGGGAATTAATTAAATCCCACCATCTAACCGAGACGCGACGAGTATCTGCTGAAGGATGGCTTTCAGATCCGCAGGGACACTCCAAAGAATCGGCAACGGCAACGATTGATATGCTTACTCAAATAATAGAAAAAGCGAATGGATTGGAGAAATAGTGAATGGTACGATCTGATCCAAAGATTCGCAAACGCTCAAAATCTGATGGGATGGCAAAAGACGATTCGCATCAAGCAGAGACTTTTCGGGGATTCGCCGAAGCTGAATCATTTATCGGTTCAACAACTGCGCCGACTATTACACGAATTAAGAAAGACATGGAACAAAAAAGAAATAAAAGATGCTCGAAAATCTGAATAACACCGTTAAAGAGATCACAAGCCTTTCTCTCGAAATTGAAGAAATAAAGAACGGTGCAGTCGTTGACCCAAAAACCGGGGACATTGTAAAAGACGATAACGGTGAAACTGTTTATTATAAATCCACATACCATAAATCCAAGCCTTATGACAACCCCGAATAAGCGGACACCCCACTTCCGTATAACTTCTATTGAAAACAATATTTACGAATATGGTGGGGCAATAATAACGCCCGAAATTTTAAACATCCGGGTTTATTCCTTTATTCCCCCGTTTAACAGCTTAGCACATATCCACATGGTTCCTGATGATCAGGTCCAACACCGTGATGGTCACTTCACGAAACTTTACCGCCGTTATGAATCTCGGAATTGGCGGATAGAAGAAATTAAACCAAAGGAAAAACACAATGAAAAGAGAGAGATACATCCGCAAACAGGACAACTCGTTTGACCGGTTCATATACGGATTCATGAAATTCTGTATGTGGTTCATGTTATTCCAAATTATCCGGGCCATTGCTAACGGTTGGATTTGATGGCAAAGCGATTCATCGACACCGGACTATTTAGAAAAAAATGGATTAGGCAGCTTGATCCTAATATGAAATTGTTTTGGATCTACTTGCTAACAGATTGTGATCATGCCGGGATATGGGACGTTGATGTTGAAAGAGCATCTTTTCAATTAAAGGTCGAACTTGATGAATCAGAAATATTAAATACGTTTAATCGCAAGATAGTTCCGTTCAAACCTGGCAAATGGTTTGTGCCAAAATTTATCGTTTATCAATATGGAGAACTGAACGAATCAAACAGAGCGCACAACTCTGTTATTAAAATTTTAACAAAATATAAACTATATAAGGGGCTTACAAGGGGCTTACAAGGCCCTATGGATATGGATAAAGAGTTGGATATGGATAAAGATAAAGATAAAGGGAGCAAAAAAGAACAATTAGAAACAATCAAATCCAACTTATCAGACTATTCTAAAAAATATCCCACATTAAATATTCAATTCTATTACGATTCCTTTGTGGATTGGTTGGATGCCACCGGGAAACAATATAAAAAATACGAATCCGCTTTCAATAATTGCTGCCGATCCGAATGGTACACAGACCGCCCGGGTTCAACGAAAGCCGATATAAAGAAATCCACCGACATCACGATTGCCTGTCCTAATGGACACCTGGAGCGCAAAACAAGGAGAGGAGTCCGAGCAATATGTCCAGAATGCCACGAAAGTTTAAAACCGATAGAAGAAATACAATTAGAAAGGGCGATAGCATGACAATCCTTGAAGCAATCGCATTGGGACTCGATACAAACACAACCGGATTGCCGAAGGTTTATTCGAGTAAAACCGAAACAACCCGGAATATGAATATTGATGCTTCAATGTTTGTGTGTACTCATTGTTCAAGAGTCTGGCAGCGTCCCATATCTGGCGGACAAAGGGATAGTTTTTATTACTATGAAGATTTCCCCACCATAGGCAAAAAAAGAAAGAAGTGTCCAGAATGCACAAAGAAGAAGTAGATGATTTAGACCGCCGTTGGATCAATTCCATCATTGACGGACTGCCGGAATCAGAAATAAGACAGTATAAAACAGAATATATAAAAGCATTGGAAGATTATGCCCAAGAAACCAAGCCGAAAAACATTAGTCCGAAACCTTGATAAAGTCTGGTCACAAGCCGTTAGGGAAAAAGCAGATTCACAATGCGAACATTGTGGCAAGGTTAGCCCACTTAATTCACACCATTTTTATTCGAGATCAGTATATTCGGTTAGGTGGGATATTGAAAACGGCTTTTGTCTTTGTGTTGGATGCCACGTTTTTTCTTCAAAATTCTCCGCACACAAAACACCCGCGGAATTTGTTGAATGGGCAAGAGAAACGAGATCCGATGAATGGTATGAGTCGCTTAAAGATAGAAAGAACACCGTGCGAAAATTTAAAATCTTTGATCTGGAAGAACTACTAAAGGAAGTGCGTGAGTTACTATAACACAAACAACCTAAAAGGATTCGACCTAAAGGAAGCCAATCGGAAGGCATCCACACAAGAAGATAGGATTCTCCACTTCTTTGAAAGAAATCAGGGAAACAGATATTCCCCGGAAGAAATACAGACCTATTGCCAGATGGCAACCCGTCCCCTTACCTCGGTGCGGCGGGCAATCACAAACCTCACGAATGATGGCTATTTGCGGAAAACAAACGACATGAAGCCCGGTATATACGGAAAGCCTGTTCATACGTGGGAGTTCAGTCATGGCCAAAATCAAAAGGAATTATGGTAACCACATACCAAAGGAAATCACATGAAAGCAGTATGCCCGAAGTGTAACTCTACATTCTCAAAAAAAAATGGCGTTAGATTTTCAAATTCGTTAGAACGAAACCTACAAAGATACAAGTGTAATAGTTGCGGGCGGAGGTTTTCGGTTCCGATGGGTTCGCCACAATCTGATTTACCTAAAATCCTTTTATTCGATATAGAAACCGCATTGATGGAAGTGTACGTCTGGGGACTTTATAAGCAATTCATCCCCCACACAAATATAATTAAAGACGAAAATGGTGAAGAAAAATCGTGGTTCTGTTTATCCTGGGCGGCGAAGTGGTTATATGATGACACGATACTCTCCGATATTGTCACACCGATTGAATCAATAGCAAGGGATGACAGCCGAATTTTAAAATCCATCTGGAAGCTGCTTGACGAAGCGGACATTGTTATTGGCCACAATGGGGACAGATTCGATTTAAGGAAACTAAATGCCCGGTTTATTGATAATGAAATGAACCCGCCATCACCGTTTAGGACCATTGACACATTGAAAGTGGCTCGAAAGGAATTTGCCTTTGTTTCATATAAGCAAGATTTCCTCACCAAACACTTCAAACTTCCGCAGAAATTATCGACAGAATTTCAATTATGGGTTGATTGCATGGAAGGGAACCAAAAAAGACTCGATGAAATGGCTGAATATAACCGCCATGATGTAATGGGATTGGAAGAAGTATATTTAAAACTCCGTCCTTATATCAAGAATCATCCGAATCTTGGTGTATTAATGGAGATGGATGTTTGCCCGAATTGCGGATGCGAACACCTGGACGAAACAGAATCCACATATTTCACTTCAGCTAATCAATTCCCGGTGTATAGGTGTCAAGGGTGTAAAACGCCATATATCCGGCACAAGAAAAACTCCAATTATGTACAAACCAATATGAGGAGCGTACCGAGATGAAGGTGGATAGACTTTACCCGAAGATATGCAAACAAGGTTCATGCCTTACCAGGGCTGACTATGAATTTACAGATATACAGGATGGAGAAACGATCACGCTTGCTTATGCCTGTTCCGAACACGTTGAGGATGTAAGGGGACTGTTGGAAGATATATACAAATTGAAACTTGAGGTCAAAAGTGCTGCTATGACCTCAAAAAATTAGAAAGCGAATATGGCTGTGGATCTGGATATTGAACAGAGAAGAAAACTAATGCGGGGTATGCCGAGGTGATTGATCTGTTAAATATGGACAACATGGAATTGATGGCAAAGTATGAAGATAACCACTTCGACCTTGCTATTGTAGATCCGCCTTATGGGTTGCAGGGGGGTTTGCAGGACATATCAAGCAAATACCGGGAGAAAGCGGATCGTAGGGTTAGTAACGGCAAATACGACAGACTGTCTGGGGGTGGAAAGCTGAAAAACAGAATCTTAAATAAGGACAAGTGCGTGTGGGACAGTTTTCAGCCAACACCGGAGTATTTTGACCTTTTAGCCCGAGTGTCATCGAATCGGGTGATATTCGGAGGGAACTACTTCAAATTACCGCCGACAAGGGGAATAATATGTTGGGACAAATATCAGCCGTGGGAAAACTTTAGCCAGTTTGAATTAGCTTGGACTTCCTTCGACTCTCCCGCAAGGATATTCAGAAAGGACAACAAAGCCAAAGGGAAAATTCACCCAACCCAAAAACCGGTACAACTTTATGAATGGATATTAAAGAACTACGCAAAGGAAGGTGATAAAATATTAGATACTCATTTAGGTTCTGGCTCAATCGCGATTGCTTGCCATAATTACGGGTTTGATTTAGTTGGTTGTGAAATAGACAAGGAATATTACGATGCAATGATGAATCGGTATAATAACCATATAGCGCAACAGAGTTTATTTATTGACAACCAGGATAATAATGAAACTTGAGGTCAAAAGTGCTAATTGATACATTCCTTCATAAAAGGGGTTTTATGAAAAAGTGATATGGCCGGCGGAAGCTGCCGTGACCTCAAAGAATTATGCGAAACAAAGAAGATAGATGCTCTCTGTGCGGTTTGGATATAAATAAGCCAATGGCACATCATCCGCCACCGTTCATTGGTTGCTATTGCACCAAAGAAAACAATCCATATGCTCCGGTAGGCGGTGTGGGGAAGAGCAGTTTATCGAAGTCTGGTCATACTCTTGATTACATAGATGACTATTATGATGGGTATGGGTACTATGATGCGATTCGCAGAAACATAGATCAGGAAGAATTTTATGCCAAATAAAAAAGCAAAACAAAGAAAACGGATCAAGATAATCAAGCGAAAAGAGATCGCAGAGTATAAATCAAAAAAACGAAGGGAACGAAAAGATGCCAGGAAAACAATACATCAACAAGTGCAAGATAGTTGAAAAGACATTTGACGACGGCGGAAGCCTGTTAAATGTAGCTATAAATGTGGATGAATTGGTTGAAATAGCCGATCCAAATGGATGGCTGAATCTTACCATAGCCAAACGCCGGGAACCATCTGAAAAAGGTGCGACACATTACGCATATAAAAACGAGTTCAAACCTAAAACGAATGATCCGTTTTGATTGACGGGATAGTCAAGTTAGCCGGATCAGTCTTATGCCTGGGTGTAGGATTGGCGTTATTTGCCTTTGGATTGGTAATGTTGAGTGCTTTCTGCGCTGAAGTTTATACGAGATTATTTAAATAGTGGATCAAGGTTATAATTTAGAAGCGGCGGAACTCGCTGAAAAAGCGGTCAAAAGATTAAACGTTTTTAAATTAGCCGTAGAATATTTATATCACCGCGATCAATACGATTCCGATGAAATGAATTTCGCAAAAGCCACAGAATCTGCATGGCCGCAACTATCTGATTTACAGAGAGATATAGTATATATGCACATTATACAGGGATTCTCATTTACGGGGATAGCCGATCTCAAAGGCATATCCCCACAGGCAGCATCCCAAGCCTTCCGCCGCGCCTGTAAACACTTCCAGACCGTTTAAACT